GAAGTCTACAGGAGTCTCACCGGATACTTCTTCTGCGATCAGGAGCGGCTCACCTACGAGGTCTTCAAGGTCCCCTGTGATGTCGTTGATGTCTACTCTCTCACAGCAGTTCTGATAGTGACCAAACACAAATCGAGCACCCTCTGCGGTTTCGAACAGCATCTCGTCTGAGCCCACAGCGCCTTCGACCTTGACGAAAGTCAAACCCTTCATCAGCTCTAGTCCTTGTGCGGTGTTCATCATGTTTTCGTAGTTCACTTTCTGCTCCTTGTTTCTTACTATGCCTCTAGTATAGCACCAAACAAAGACCCTGTCAACCAAAAGAGTGTTGTATTTTTACAACAATGGCCTGCCCGGGAGGGATCGAACCTCCGACCCACAGCTTAGAAGGCTGTTGCTCTATCCACTGAGCTACGGGCAGATTGGATGGTGCGACTGGCCGGAATCGAACCGGCACGCCCGAAAGCGAGAGATTTTAAGTCTCTTGTGTCTACCTATTTCACCACAGTCGCGATATGGTGCCTCCTCCGGGACTCGAACCCAGAACCAACGGATTATGAGTCCGCTGCTCTAACCAATTGAGCTAAAGAGGCATTTGAATTTAAAAGAGCATCGAGGAAGTATTTATAGATTGCCTAGGGTCCCCACCGCTACCCTGAGCAGGGAGAGCCGTGAAGCTCTCCGCCCGAGAAGTCCAATTACATCAACGCAGGTTCTGCGTTCTCTACTTGAACTGCTGTAGCCTTAGGAGCCTTGGCTTTAGGAGTCTTAGCCTTAGGAGCTTCGACCTTGACATTGCGAGTAACATACTCAGCAATCGCGCCTTGAGCGGCTTCGTTTTGGAACTTGGGGTGATCCATCAACATCTTGCAGATGTCTTCTTTAGTCAGCTCAGTGTCCAACTCGATCAACTCGATCGCAGTGTGATCGTTCTTCTGCAGAATCTTGATACGATTCACGAAGTCATTTGCAAAACGGACCTTGGTCACGCCTTTGTGGGTTGAAACGCCTGCTACGCTATAAGTTTTTGAAGTTGCCATTTTAGTTTGCCTTTAAAAGTTAAGTTTGATTTAAAGTGCTATTTCTCAAGCACTGTGTATATTATGCACTCATTTGGATTGACTGTCAACCTTTTTCTGAAGACAGTCTGTCCAAAATGTTATGCCGTTTCCTTCTCTGCTTCAAAGGCTTCCGCCAATGTCACAAAGTCCGCTGAGTGGCACTTGACATACCAAACACCGTCCGTACGCAGAATGTAAGCATATTCCTCGTGCTGGAAGTTCTCTACATAGTCCGCATAGTCTTTGAAGCTCTTAGGACCCACGCCTGTTTCGCCGCGATCGCGTCCGTAGAAGGTAGTCATGTTGCCGTAGAGCTTGTCGTAGGCTTCGCCGTCCATTGGAACTTCAAACTGACTAAAGGCGTGCTTGGTGCCCACAGTAGGCTTGAGTGAACTAATGTCGCCCAAGTCGATCAAGTCACGCAGTTTGAACGGGTCTGCATAGTGCTCCTGCAGGATCTTACCGTTGTGATCCAAGTAGCCGTCCCAGTGGCAGTAGACCTGCTGGACTGTGCCGTCTGCGAATTCCAATGCGATTGTGCTTCGTGTTGCCATTTAGATTGCCCTCTTAATGTGTTTAAGTGTTTATTATAACAGGGTTTGGATGCCCTGTCAACCATTAACCCTTAGGGGCTACGGGTTTCTGTTTAGCTTCAACGGCTGCGATCTTGCCCGAGTAGGCATTGCCGCTCTTGTGGATCAAGCCAGTTTTGGTGAAAGTAATAGTGCCGCCAGTGGAGGACGGAATGGACTTTTGCATGATAGCTCCTTTTTTGAACATGTGTTAATTATACGATCAAACTGTGACTTTGTCAACCATTTTGTTTTTAAACTCTTGCGCTTGCCTGTAGAGCCTGTTGCGGTAGTCCGCCCGGCGCTGTTTGGGCAGCTCTGCGATCACTTCTTTTAGAATAGACCCCAGGAAGCCTGCGGCATACGCATAAGAACCATTCGCATCAAAGCTACGGTCTACCAATTGATTCACGGAGTCCCCTGTCTCGCGACATTCGTCCATGTATTCGTTGAACTTCTGCTGTGCGGATTTAGCCATTGTGCCCTCTCTTAAACAAGCCTAATTATAGCACCAATCGCATAGATTGTCAACAACCCTGCGTTCACTGCCACCAAATTCCAGTCCCGAACACGTAGACTCCAGAACAAGTACAGCACAGCGCCTGCGTTCAGAAGCCATATGTTCAGGGGATCCATTGCTAGGCTAGTAGCGATCGCACCGCTTAGGGTAGCGACCAAGCCCAAATTCTTTGCTGTGTTTTCTAAGTTCATGTGTATAGTATACTACCGAACTACCAAATTGTCAACCTCTTTTTTACCAAGAAGTTGTTGTTTTTTTACAACACAGCTCGGATGCGCTTCTGCGGTGTAGCCACAGAGCTGAACTCCAGGTCTGCATAGTACTCCGACAGCTCTCGGGCTATCAGCGTGGACACAGAGGGTTCGCCGTTGGGCAGAGCAAAGATCACAGGGCAGTCGCGCCAGGTGCGCACCTTCATAAACTGCCAAGCATAGCGACGGTGCTCTGAGTTGCGCACATTGAATACCACTGTGGGCCGCACCCTGGTGTTCAGGACTGAGTTCATGCTATGAATCCCCAATAGGCTCCCAGCAAGACAGCATAGATCACAACGGCCTGCACCAGCATCCTAAGTGTATCCTTAAGCATCTTCTTTCTCCGATTCGCAAACACCATCCCGCTCCATAAGAGCCTCTAGTGCGTCCCGCACACGATCCGAGGTGTCCAAGTAGATCACATAGTCTCCCAGTGTACGGATATCCTCAGCGTCGATGTATTCGAAGCCACCGTAATAGTTATAACTGCGAGCACGGTCTGAGTCAACAACGATACAGTCCATGTTCTCGTCTACATAAGCACGACCACAACGATTGTCCAGGCCTAACTCGCTAGCACTAACCCAGCGCATCCCCTGCACCTGGCGTTCTACGAGATCCTGCACTTCGTCTGCCAAGTCCTGCATACTGTTGAATTCACGCATTTTGATTGCCCTCTTAATGTTTCAGTGTTAATAGTATAGCACCGTTCTCAGATGCTGTCAACCGTTTTAAATCTTGATCAATTCAGTGGTGAGTAAAGATTCTGACCGATCGCTAAAACTAGTATCTTCTGCAATTACTTCGGCGCGGAGACGGCCTAGCTTAGTGATAGTACCAATCGTCATTCCTAGGTTGTGAAAGGAAGCATACGCTATCCGGTCACCCACTGTTACAGTACGGCCTAACTTATCTTTTAATGTAGTCATTTTTAACTCCTTGTTATTTACTGTACCTATATTATAGCACGACAAATCCAAACTGTCAACCAAAAGCCCTGTGCCCTGTAAGGTTATACTACAAAGCCCAAGCGCCGCGCTTCTGCACCTATAGCCTCAACCGCAGGTGTATCAAACTCCCCCGCCTCTGCACGGGTCAACAGCAGGTCCACCAAGTCCATCTGGTGTAGTGCTTCCTCTGCGTCTACTAGCACCACATCCAAGTGTCCGTTGCGCTCTAGTACACGAGCACGGCCCTTCTCGTTAGCATAGCGCACAGCAGTCACACCGTTCAGTGTACTGACCCCTACAAATCTGAATGTCTTCTGCGTCATAGCTTGCTCTCCTTAGTGTTTACAGTATACTACCTCTAGCCCAAACTGTCAACCAAAATATAAAGACCCTCCGTTGCGAAGGGCTATTGTTTAGTTTACTGTAAAATGTCCGTCAAATTGACGTTTATTAATATTATAAAACAAAGCATATTGACGACCATTTTGTTGGCTGTTTTTATTACATTGTACAAATATTCTAATAGCAGGGTTATCTGTATTTTCGTCTACTATACTAGGACTAATAGCTAACACATTAACATAACCTTTTGCGGGGACAAAGTTATTAACAGGGACCTTATACTGTACATTATTAAATGTAAATTTGATTGGGCTTTTGCGTAGTGCTTGCATTGTGTTTCCTTTGTTCCGAAGTGTTAATTATAGCGCAAAGTGCCCCTCATGTCAACCAAAATATAAAGACCCTACACTGGACCTGGACACCAAAAAACGGTTGACTCAAAAGCCAAAAGGCGTTATACTGTAAGAACAGTAAGGGCAAGGCACAACAAGAAGACCCCTGCATAGCGTCGAAGGACTACAATTCCGGGGTGGACGTGGAGGGTGGGCGGCGGTTTAGGACCGAATCCGAACGAACAGGGGCAGGCGCGAGACCCCAGGTTATCCACAGGTTATCCACAATGTCAAAGTTATCCACAGCTTATCCACAAGCACGGGCCAAAGTTATCCACAGCTTATCCACAGCTTATCCACAGGGCAAATCCGTTGCATAAAAGCCACAAAAAAGAAAGACCTGGTTGACACTAGGGTTAATAGTGGTCTAGGTCTATACAGTATAGTAGAGTCACACAGTGTGATCACAGCTTAGTCTATAGTAGACTTCACAGTAGAGTCAGAGTAGAACCACCATTTAAGGCCGGTTGCAGGGCGTTAAAAACCGTCTACAATGGTGGTCCTATGGTGAGGTGGTGTATTAGAACCGTCTGATCAAGGACGCAAATCGGCCTCTACAAGCGTGGAAAAGATTGGCAAGGTCGAGGTGACGAGAGGCATAGTTCAAATACTTTTACCATTTCATTTACCATTTCATCTACCATTCCGTTACTCACTGCCCCGTCTCCTACTATCTCTAAGTAGTCCCTCAACTTCTTGACGCACAGTCATGTCCAGTCTGCTCCAGCGTATAATCATTGAAGCTAACCTGCCTGCCACCCATACCCAACGACCCTTTTCAGTGGTGTATCTACTAGGCGCTAGACGCAGTAGTGCAGTCACCAGTTCAATACTCGCCTTGTTGTGTTCTTGCTTGCTCATACACTTATTTAAGACTCTGCACCTAGAATGCCTAGAACCCTACAGCGGGGCCTATACTATAAGTGTTCTAGTGCGTGTGTCCAATATGCTTACAGCGGGGCCAGTAGGTGCGTATGCTTTATAGCATAGATTCGATATATACTATTGCACAAGGGCAAATGGGCAAATGGCTAATATCAGGGCAGTTGAATACTATCTAGTTCAAACCACCAACTACGATCATATCAATCGTATGTGGCTGTGGTGTCAGTTTGAGGGTCGTAGTGTGCCCATGTATAGAACTCGTATCAGTCTCAGTAACACAGGATGGGTCATAGAGCTAGAGGATACACCTGTGCGTAGCTTGTTCTTGCTACAGTTTAGTTCGTGGGTTAGTGCGATTGGTAAACCCTACTATCTGCTCAATGCCGCTTAGAATCCTAACTGGGTGTTAAATTTTTTTTGCACCGCTCTGCGGATTAGAGGGCTAACCTTGCTCTGTCCAGAAATTCGCACCACTCTGCGTAGTTAGTGGGCAACCGTGAGGGCAGAGCTATTTGATTCAGTGCAAGTTTGAATCCCAGTATAGGATCCTGTGGGTCTTCGGGCAGTTTAGCTCTGACCGTACACTGCTTGGTTTTGGTCAGTATCTGCTCTAACCAACTGCTGGGATCTGAGTTGGGCTTGTGATAAGCAAACACTCTACAGGGCCAACTTTTGCCCAGAATCACAGCGGCTAGGAATCTGCTCTGTCCTCGTGCTATAGTGAGTATCCCTTCGGGTTCTGCTGTGAGTATAATGGGATGCAGGGGCTCGTGGGTCAGCCAGTAGATCATTTTGCGAGCAAAACGCTCTGAGTCTTCAGGAGGTATTGAATTCGCTACAAGATGTGCATAATCCTGCACAGCGGTGCTGGCGACTCGTAGCTGTCCTTTCCAAAGACTACTGGGCTTCGGGGTCGTCATCGTCCAGTAGCTTGCTCTTGAAAATGCTGTTCTTGGGACGGTAGATCACTTCATCAACACCGTCCTCTGTATGCACTTCTTGCTCTACTTCAATGCGATTTATATTGAATCTAATGGCTAGATCGTCTGCGAGGGCTAGGACACTCTGTGCCGCTTCTTCTGAGATCTGTGCTTCGGAAAGGCTGACCATGCAGTTCAGTGCCGCTTCTATGATACTTCTGGTTTCTTCATCAACTGTGTATACAGGCACAACATCATCTGTGCCTTCAAATTCGTCATCGTCCTGGTCATCCATGCTAATACCTTTGAGTTGGGAAGGCTTAATTTCTGCCTTCCCAGTATTTACACTTTTGACTAGGCCTCTGAGTCTGCACTGAGCTCTTCTACTACATAGCTTTCTGCTAGGTGAACCTGTCCTAGGAAGTTGATGCCTGCAGAGTTGCAGTAGTGCATGATGTCAGCTAGGATTTCTGCGGGTTGATCTGTGTCGTATGCTGAGAGAAAGCCCTGCACACGCAGAATGGCTGCGAGTTCGAATGTTCCGGGCATCAGCTTAATCCTTGACTTGTTCATTGGTTGCACTTGCTCCCCCATCGAGGTCAATCTCTTGATTTTCAAAGTCTTCGTATTCTGCCATGGTCTCTGAGATGGCATACATATCGTCCAGTTCTTCACCAATGTAATCACGCACAGTGTCACTGGTTTGGCCGTGGTATTCAACGCAATCATCTACACCATTGTCCCACTTGCCCACAAAGCCCATACCGGGTTCGTTGTAGTATGCGATCACAGCATAGCCCTGATCTACCAATGCTTCATACACGAACACAGGAGGACTCCAAGCTGAGTCAAAGCCAAACTCTAGCACACCGTTCTCTACCTGGGTATTCTCGCCCTCGTAAGAGTCTACATCCCACTTGGTGCCCCATTCGTTCACACAGAAGTCATACCATGTAGCATAGCCGTAGACGCTAAGATTGTTCATGGTTTGTTCATGCAGTTTGATCTGCTCAGGATCGTTGTCATCCCCAACTCGTCCTGCTACGATGTGCAGGCTCGCTGGCACTGGCTTTACGAAATTGCAGAACTTGCCCTCACGCACAGCGGCTGCAAGAGCCTCTATTTTGGTTGGGTCTGTGTGACTGATTGTGACGTTGTTGTTGCACCAATTTGGCATAGTGTTACCCTCTTTCCTTGTTTAGTTGCAGTGGAACAAGCCCCCTTGTTCCTTACTGTGTATACAGTATAACATCCCACCCAGGGAGTGTCAACCTTGATCTAGCCAATTTAGGCTAGGACTGCTCGAATCAACGCAATGGTATCAATTGTGGTTAGAAGCAGATAATTGGCCAAGAGCCCAAATGATCCCCTGCTCCAACTAGCCCAAGCATAAAGAGCACAGTTTGTCACAGTGATGATCAAGTAGGGCACATAGGGTAAATTGGGCACAGTTGCGGCGAACAGCACAGCCGCACCAATACTGAATGCCCAAGCCCAGGCCTCTATGCAGAAGCGTAGGGGGTTGGTGCGATAGTCTGCTCGAATCCACTCTAGGGTAGCCCTTAACGACTGCATGGGCCCCCGCGATTGTTGGTGTCCACAGTGGCCACAAAGCAGTTGATCACACGCTCATTGAGACCCGGGCCACTGTAGCTGCCTGAGTCAAGGCCCCGTATCAGATTAACTGTTTGGATAGAGTTCTTGCCAGTGGTGCCACACCCTGGTAGTAGGCATAGGGCCACTAGGATCACTGCTAGACCTGTGAGTTTCATGTTAGCTGTTCACCGTATCGTATGGATTGAACGCTTCAATTTGATAGTCTTCTTCGTCAAGAATAACCTTGACGTCAGGGTAGTTGACCAGCATATAGCCCACCACACTTTTAAGATCGTATCCGTTCAGCACATGAAGATTGCCATAGGCAAAATACACATCCTGCACATTCAATTCTTCGTCCAGCTCGTTCAATACTCGTTTTTCCATACCCATAATTAGCTCCCAGTTGAAAGGTTAAGTTCGTTGCCGTTTTTTAGAGTGAACGACTCAATAAACACATGATGCTGGTCTCCGCTGAGTTTGATACAGTTGTCAGCGGCACGATATAGATCACGCCAGGTCTTACCATATACTGCACAATGCACAGGACCCTTTTCACCCCAATGCTGACTATACATTACCACACTGTCTGCAGGGTAAGGATGCTCTGCGTCAAGATCATCAATCTCATAGAGGCTCCAAATAGACCTAAACTGTTCTTGGCTCTGCACGGCAGTGAAGTGATCATTCTTGCGATCGAAAGCACTATTGTCCTGCTCGTAAGCGCCTGTGAGGCCCTGTCGGATAGTGCTGGCAGCATGGGCCAGTTTAACATACAGTTCAGGCTTGAGAACATCTTCAAGTTGTTGGGTCACACAATCCAATTCCCAAAGGGCGTTGTGGACAGTCTTAAACTCTTCTGCGGTAAGTGTGGGTGAACAGTTCATGAGATACTCCTTAGTTGCGTTGTGTATATTATATGACAAAGCACAGGCTCTGTCAACCTGTATTTTACCGAAATTCTTCTTCGTCGTAGTCTTCGTCGTATTCGTAATGCTCTTCAGCATCTTCGAAGTCGAACATATCTTGGGTGTTGGCGAGGGTGATCAACACAGGATTTCGAGTGATCATCTCCACTGTCATGTCCGTGGCCCGTTCAATAGCCTGTTGCAGGCTGTCGCCGTTGTAGCGTCCACGATACAGTTGGCCTCGGGTGTATTCGTAGATTGTAGCATAGGTCTCAGGGTCAATGGCACTCTTGTCACGCAGGAAGTTCACAGCACCAGAGGTGTTGTTGCCCATACCGTTGTTGTAGAAGTCATAGCCCAAGCGGCTCACTGCTCGAATCATTTCACCAGCCACTGTGTCTGCCCGGCCCGATGGAGGCATCAGCTTGATCAGCTCATTGTATCCTGCTTGAAACTTGCCCTGACCATTCCAATAAGTGTTTTCCATAGCTACTCCTATTTGTTGTTTCATGTGTTAATTATAGCAAAGATTGAACTCTAGGTCAACCTCTATTTGTTCAAACTTCTTTGAAAGGATTGTAGTGATCAGCGTCTACCAAACCGTAGTGGATCATCATGTCTTTGTTGGAGATGAACATATCAGTCCTACGATCGTAGTATTTGCCTTCGCGAGGGTCATAGTAGAACACGGCTCCAGTTTGGAACACGAACGGACCCTCCAGGCCCTCTTTGCTGAGGTCAGTGTAGACTTTGCGATCAAATTCGGGTAGCACGGTATAGCCCATTTCATTGCTCCTTGTTGGGGTGTTTGGCTTTGCGATTGTATTTGGTACGATCTCGTTCGCTCTTTGGACGAAACACGCTGTTTGGGTCCAAAACGGCACGAGCAATAAGATTGCGTTGTTTTGGTTGCTTCAATTTAATTGTGATCTTCATAGTCCTTGCTCCTCAATATAGAACTATTATAGCATCACTAGGCTATATGTCAACCATTTTTTAGCCAAAAGAAAAGGTGTGTTGCACGAATACAACACACCCTGTCATAACCTTTTTAGGGTTTAGATAGTGTCTAGTGTAAGACCAGCGGCTTTGGCCTTGTAGCCAAGAGCAACGATCTCGCGTGAAGGACGACCCATCTCGTATTCAGTAACGGTAACGCCGTTGCCTGCGACACGCTGATTGCCATATACAGCATAACCGTTGTGACGGATGCGTGATACTTCAGCACTCAAGTTGCCAACACCAAAACGCTTACGAGCCTGAGCGGCAGTAAGAGCTTCGCCATTGTAAAGTGCGTTGAAAACCTTGTAGGTTTTAGTTTCTGGATTAAATCTTTTCATTTTATTAGCCTCTTTCAAGTTAGAATTGTCTGCGAAACCTATCGCATTACAATCTATTATACTATAACTAGAAATATAATGCAATACTAATTGAACACATTACTCTATTTGTTTGTTCATTTTAATATAAAAACGGATCATTGGCTGATTCGCCTTTGAGTGCTTTGAACACTTCTGTCTTAGAGGGCAGGATAAGATTATGTTCTAACAGTATCTTTGTCCGTGTGTCCGAGTCTAGTCGACACCAATGCTCCACAGCTGGATAGCTGCCTCGAGCCTGGCTAGGAATATAATCTCTAATCCAACCTGTGATCGCTTTGAGAGCTTCAATAGTGTTGGACGGATGCGAACGCATGACTGCCCCACTCCAATCGTTGGCTAGCACAGAAGTGAAAAAGCCACCGGGTGAATACCCATAGACAAGATAATTGTAAAACGGGTCTGCATATTCTTTGGGCACATCCCACTGAACAAAAGTGGTCATTACCTGTTTTCTACTGTAAGGTCCAATATCCATTATGCCCATACTCCTTCACTGTCGACACCTTGCCAACCTAGTTCTTTTAAATCTGCCGCGATCTCAGGGTCAATGAAACCCTCCATGCCGTGACAGTACCAATCCATGTAATCACCTTTCTCACGCATATGAGCAACGATGCCTCCGGCATAGCGCCAAGAGCAGGACCACATATCTTTGTCAGGGTCTTGTCGCAGTAAAGGGATTACCTCAATAGGAATCCAATCAGTGTTGCACAGAGCAGAGTAGAGCTTGCCAGCATACACATCGTCTAGGACTTTGGCACAGAGTTTATCCGAGGTGCGAAGATCCCACTCAAGGTTGTTCTTGCGCCATTTGGGGTCAGCTTCATTATCTTCGTCACGCTTCGCAAAGGAAGCATAAAACTCTGTCATGGCACGAGTGTTATCGTCGTTGTCAGCAGTCTTGCCTTCTTGAGCCTTGCGTTCTTTGTAAGCCTCAATTTGAAAGGTGTAGCGATCAGGGCTCTTGCGGAGTATTGGTCCAGACGACATCATCAACATCCCATATATCATCAAAAGAAACAGCGAAACCCATAAGGGTATCTTTGTCGACCAACCGAACCATTTTATTTGTTAGATCTCTTTGTACGATCACACCAATGCCCTCATAGGCACCTGGACCAGGAATTCTAAATTTGCAGGCATAACTCTTGCCTGCAACAACATCTTCAATTTTTATCATTTTGTTTTCCTAGGTCTCGCAGTATTCGATCTTGCTCATGTTGAATCTCTAGCTTGTTCCAATCGTAACTCCACTTGAGTGCGAATCCAACAAAGCAGACAAATGCCAAAGACCAATAAACGGTGAACGCATCATACCCAAACATATGTTCTGCAAGACGACTTGCAACAGTTAAGGCAGCAACGAACAGAGCCGCTCCTGCAAAAGGCCGCCAATTCTTAGAGACCATTCTTTTGAATACAGTAGAACTCTTAATCATTTAGCCTTCTCCATTACACTGATTACAGTAGAATTGGTTACATCTACAGCAGTACCAAATACCTCTTTGGTTACCACAGGATACAGCACAGCAAGGGTGACAACAATACCAGCAATGAATTTAAACATTTGGATTACTCCTAGAGTTGTTAGTGATGCGTTTAATTATAGAGTCTGCGAGTGGATGTGTCAACCCCGATTCTACCAAACAATCAATAGCTTCGATAACAGCCATTTCTTTGCTTACAGGGCTATATTGAATAGGCTGAATCGAGTAGGGCTGAGTCCAGCTGAATCTAAGGTTAGACATTGCCTTTTTACTGTGCCATCCGCTCATGCTACCTCCTGAATGTGTTTACAAGCGCCACGGAAAGTATAGCCAGGGCAGGTGCAGGTCTTTTCCTCTAGATTAACGAAGTAAGAATTACCCTTGCTACCTTTGACTTCTACCACCATTGGCTGTTTTTCTTTTTTATCAAATTCTTCGAACGGGCTGGGAACCAACTTGATGAACTTTCGGCCTCTGCGATTAATTTTGAGCTTGCCCGAGCAGGGGATGATGTCGCCTGTGCCCCAAGGCCTGTAGGCAACCACTCGATCCCCGTCGAGTAGGTAGTCGTGGTTGGGGGTCTTGTATTCCACTTTCCAAACAGTGACTTCACGCACAGCCTCCATTATTCATCTCCAAAGTCTTTATCAAGTATCATTTTTGAATAAGTGGCCTGGACCCGAGCATTGTATTGCTCTTCTGAAGTCGCAAGCCTTGCAAGATGCAGGGTCCAGATACGCCGAGCATCCTCTTTTAACGAAGGATTGGCAAGTATCTGCAGAATTCTATGTCTGCGTTCTGCCTGCCGGAGTTCTGAATATGGACCCATGCTCAAACCAGCTCTACCTTACGAACAAGACTTGCAGTAACTTTCCAATTGGTAGAAACAAGTCCACCGCGGTCTTCGCGGACCTGGAGAGTTTTTTGGTTGACCTTGGTCACCTTGCCCACAACCGTGCGTCCTCGAGCATCAAATTCAACCATGTCGCCTAGGATGACTGCACGAGTCGCCTGACGAGCTAGATGCTGACGTTTGAGTTTGACTGCCTCGATAACTTCGTTGATCTGTGCATTATCCATTTGGTAGATAAGTTCGACTGCACGGGTAACTAAATTGCTCATAAAATGCCCTTCTCTTTTACTGTTGAACATAGTATAATTATAGTCTCAATCACCAAGGATGTCAACCACTATTTTACCAAATTAGTTGTCGTCAATTTCTTTTTCAAAATTGCCCACTTCCAAATCTTCGTTGCCAAACATACTCAAAGGAATGTCAAGTTCTTCTTCTTCGTCCGCTTTCTTCTTGTCTTTGAAATCGTTCGAATCAAATTTGATCAGCTTGCCAGACTGGCGCATCTCCAATTCCATACGGAATAGTTTTTCCAAAGAACCTGGGCCTTCCCAGACTTCGTTCATAATCTGGTTGATACGATCCAACGGAATTCGACGCAGTTTGGCTTGGCCAAAATATCGAGTAATAAATCCGTATAGGGTATTTGGAATCAGAGTATGATCTGAAAAGTTCCAAGTGCCTCGGAATCCGTTCACTGAGTGTGGATTATCGATATCTCGTTTATAAAATTCGATCTTGTCTTCTGTGCTTTTTACTTCGTCAAACATGGTCAGTCCTCTTGGTTAAGTTTAAGAATTTCAATATCACCGTCTTTGTTTTTACGGTGTCGGAGAAAACCGTTTTTTACTAATTGATCAATGGTCGTGCTGATAGCGTTGCGGGCACCGGCCGCATAGCCAAATATCAACCCTACTACACTGCCTACCACATACGAACCAAAAAACCAAAGTGTTGTGTCATCCATCATCTTTTATGTTCTCGTCGATAAATGGATTTGAGCCACCATTTGTATTTTCTAAAATATGCACCTGAATCTGCAAAAGGTTCGCCGCCATACAATAAGACTTCGTCTTTGTGCTCAAACCATTTCTCATTGAGCCAATGTCTAAAACGAGAATTTTTCATTGTGTCCTTATTGTAGGGCAAGACTGCCCTCGTGTGTTTGTATTTTAGCGGCAATCTCATCATAAAGCAAGTCATGATATGCCTCAATCTCTTCAAAACTAACCCACTTTTGAGCCAGCTTGCCTTGTATCACCGCATTGATGCGTTTGATATCAGACTCACTTAACTCAAGTGGGTAGTTCATTTTACTAGGCTTGATATACTTCATTGCCATTAGTTGCCACCTTTGAGTAGAAACTTGTTTGAAATAGCTTTGAACGATACAGCCTCTTCGTGACCCTTGAACACCAATCCTTCGCGTTCAGTAGTGTTCATCAGTGTCGACTTGCCTTCTGCAAACTTTAACATTTGAGCAATGTCTGCAATGCCCAAAGTATCGTAGGGGTTAGCATGAGCCGCGACCGTTGGAACACACAGCACTCGCAGACGAGCCGCAAGGGCCTGCCTTTCAAGCGGAAGCAAGTAACGGCCTGCACCAATGTCATAGATGTCAAAGAGGTAGAACTCTTGGCCCTTGATCTTGTAAGGGTTACCTTGGATGCCTTCACCAATCAGCTCGCCTTGAAACGCAAGGTTCTGTCCAGTAGAACGGATCTTGCCAATCAAGTCATTGCGCCGTGCCACAGTCCACAGTGAGTTGCCTGGTGTTTCACGCAGGTTTAGGTTGCGTGAGCAAACACCTTCGTCTTCGTCAAACACATAAACAGTCATTGACGAACCGTCCAACTTCTCAGTCACTTCCCAGTGTAGCTTACGCTCAGTCCAGTCAGCAAATTCAGCAGTAAGGTTCTGGATACGCTCTTGATCCGTCTTGGGGATAAAGCCTGGAAACACGCCACGCACTTCACCTGCCAACTGAGCCGGAATAGGAGCTTCCCATTTCTGAATGTTTAGGCGTTCAGAAACATCTGAGCCTTCACCTAGATCAGCATTAACGTCATACACACCAATGCCCAGCGGCAACAGTAAACCTTGCGATACTTGACCACGCAGTTTAACAGTTCGTAGACGCTCGCCTTTAACTCCGCCGTATTCACGAGGCTCAGTGCCCTTAGATAGGAATGGAGCCAACTCGTGAGGAATCCAAGAGTCAATTTCGCAGTAGATGGCCAAGTCACCAGGAGCGAACTCGCCCTTTTTAGTAACCACACGCCAGCCGCCTACAGACGCCACTTCAATAGCGTCAGCATCTGGGATAGGATTGACAGCGTCAATTCGACGCAAAGTTGCCATCTTACGCATTTTTATTCCTTAAAACAGTTGTTCTATGCCTGTATTATACAGCACACAGCATTTCTGTCAACCTTAATCTACTCAATTCTTTTTGCTAATTGCTGATGTCACTGACCCAAAGGTAACCAGACTCAACCATGCAGTTGCAAGCCAGGTCCAAATGGTGTAGGCGATACCCAAGTTGAACAGAGTATTCAATGCCCAGAGGGTGATCAGCGGACTGAATACAATGAGCAGGATCAATAGGCCAACTAGACCTACAAGTTTAATTGTATCGCTCATACAATTTCCGGAGAATACATTTTGAAATAACGAATTGGAGAACGAGGGCGGCAAGCACCGTCTTTGACTTCGACCTCAATACCCTTGGCTCGCATGGCTTGAATGAACTTAGGTGCATCACAGTCTTCCTCCAAGTAGGCAGTCTTGCCTTTGACATAGGAGTAGGTGCTGATTTCTGTTTGGATGCCCAACATTTCAATCTCGCTCAATTTCACAGCCAGCCACGCATGGCCTGGGTCCGAGTGCATTACTTTAACGATCTTTGCCATTATACAAATTCCTTCACAAGTTCTAAATCACCGTCTTCAGTTTCCTGATAGACGGTGGCTATTACCCATAATCCGCTCGCCAGCGTTTGTTCTGCCAACTGCATTGCATGGGAACGACTTTTAGTCGTATCAATCAATTCTTGATGCCCCGTGTCATCTTCTGCCCACACTTCGTAGAGCTCAAAAACCACTTTGTTTTCCTTTCAACATTTAGTCCAACAGCGTCATATATTCGTCTGGGTGATTCGTCATGAACCAATCCAAGCACTTGCGAAGTGTAGCATAGTCGCCCATCAGTTCGCAACCTTTTAGGTAATCATAAACCGCCACAGCCTCTGGCTCTAGCATACACTCTTCGCCAGAAAATGGATTACGAATTATTACAGGCTCAGTGTCAAGAACCATAATGCCAGGGAATGTTTCAAAAATTGTTTTAGCCATTTTACATACTCCAGTAAGATTCAGATGAAGGAGAGCAATAGTAAGGAGTGTCATAGCGTTCTTTGAACTCCTTACCGCCCATTAGGTTGGTGCGAGTTACATAAGTCTCGTGAATTTTGTAACGGAAGCCTTGGCTTGCTCGCCATGTATGCTTGACAGTATGCTCCAGCATGGAGAGGTTGTCTGTATCGTAGTCTGTCTTAGATACCAAACGCTCGCCTTTTTTGGTTCGCTTGTCCAATTTGTAGATTTCAACAGTAAACATATCGCTCTCCTTGTGTGTCAGTGTAAGTATATTATAGTGTCAACTGCCTTCACAGTCAACCTCTATTTTACCATTCTTTCTTGCCACCAAATTCTTCGTTATAATCATAGCCTGCGTGATATGCTTCAAGCTGATCCGCAGTCATGTCTTGTGCTCCAACCTTAGTGCCATTATAAGTGCCATCAGGCCAGCAATGTGGATCACGCTCTCTGTGATACCAACTGTCAGCGGAACCTCTGTCAAAGGGATTACCGTGTTCTTGTGCGAAACGCTTGCCCTTGTATTCATAAAATTTAAGCATTTTTGAAACCCTCTTGCGTTGAACATATTATTATTATATGCTCAACAGGGGTTGCAGTCAACCTCTTTCTTACCAAAGGTTTACCAAATTTTGGTTGCTTTTAGGTTTGAAAGGTGCTATAATTTTGGATTGTTGAAAAGACTTATCTGTTGTTCCAATGCCACGGAGTTTGCTTTTGCTCAATTTCTTTTTCACGCAGGGCTTGACATTTTGGATCGTTTTGGCGACAGGCGCTAGAAGTTTTACCCCATTCAAATCCATGCCAATCACGAGCTTGTCTAGAGGCTCCACCACGCTCATTAGGATAGAAGGTAAGGTCCTTACCACAGCCAATAGAACGACAAGAGTCTGTCTTGAGCCACTCTGGGGGTGCAGAAGCACAGCCAGATAACAGCATTAGAGCACCAATGATAGCGAGCTTGTTCATCGGTTTCTGATCCACTCACCGGCTTTGGACAGGTCTTGTCCAGCTCCGCTTACTGCTCCACCAAAGGTGCCACAAGCTGTAAGTGCAAATGCTGTAAGAATTGTTATTACGAGTTTCATATGTGCCTTTCAAAGTTGCCTTAGGAGTTTGTAGTATACTGTGATTTGAGTAAGGTGTCAATGAAGTTTGGTAGAATTGAGGCCCGAGTAACTGTCCAAATCCTCACAAGATGCGTTCAACAACCTAGCGGTCTTTTGGGCAACCAGCTCACATCCTACATAACACATTACTGAGTCCGTGCAAGTGTCTAGCACGAAGAATCTTCCGTCGTCGCAGGGATGAATTTGGTATCTCATCTTGTATTTAAGCCTAGTACAGACTGCACAGCGGGGCCTATGCTCGTTATCGCTAGACCACACAGCGGGGCCTGTGTATAATAAATATCACTACAGCAAGTCTGCTGTTCGCAAAGGAGAATTCCATGACACTGAAACACGTTAACCTTAATCTAGAATTAGGGCAAGAGATCCTAGTTGGCCCAAACAATGATCGTGCAAAGATAACTAAGATCGAGTTTCATGAAAAGACTGGAGAATTAGAAATAAACACCACTCGTGGACCCAGGAAAGTACTAACATTTAAACTGTGCGAGCAATCTGAACAGTACTATGAAAACCCAGCAGACAAATATAGGTAAGCTAAATACTACATGCGCATTGAAGACCTAGACCCACAATTATTAGCAGAAGCAAAGGCCACAGCCAAGCTCTGCAAAAGCTCAACTCCTAATTCAAAACTAGGAGCAAGTGCGCTTGCAAGTTGCAAGAGTCAAGGTCTTAGACGCCGAGAAGGCAACAAGAGTCATAAGCTAGGTAAGTCACCTAAGTCACGAGTTAAAGTAGGCGGGAAAAAATTAAAAGGTCAAAAATACGGCGGCAAATTGCCTGATTGGAGTTAAGATGAGATTTTATGAAATTAAAAAACTAATAGAAACGGAACAGGGTAACGTAGTTGTTATTGGGGATAGTATTGCTGTTGGTATAGGCGGTGCTGGTCCGTATGCACAAGGTGGAATTAGTGCGCAAGAAGTTCTTAATAGAGTAAACAGTTTTATACAAACAGGAAAAGCCAAAGGCGCTACAGTTATATTAAGTACTGGCGCAGGAAATAGCGCAAGATTTGAATTAGAGGACGGTGGAGAAATTCCAAGCAGATTAGGAACCTATCCAGCACAACAAGTTAGAGCATTAGTTGCAGCTGGTGCTAAAGTAGCTGTTGTTGGTGCACCATCTAAAAAGTCTACGTGGTTCCCAGGAACTTCATGGACTAAAAAAGTTAGGTATAGAGTTGATCCAACAGGATTAAATGATCAGTTAGAGCAAGCTGCAAGGGCAAATGGTGCTAAATTTTTAGGACCCCTAGAACAATTTGATCCAAACATGCACAGCGGTAATGGTGATGGCCTACATCCGTTTGGCGGATATAAAAAACTGTATCAAGCAGGTAGTGCTGGAGCATCTAGTAAGACTGGTAGTGCTGACGCAGACAGTACTGGGCAAACTGCTGAAGTAGTAGACGGACTTAAAGCTGGTCCGCCTTATCCACGTGAAGAAACCTACATGAACGCTGTGAGAGACCTACAAAGAAAACTTGAGAAGATAGGTTACTCTGTAGGTGATACAGGCATTGACGGTAAGTACGGTCCTAGAACTACTAGAGCAGTTGCAGCATTCAAGAAAGATTATGAGATTAGTAGCTCAGCCTTGTCTGTATCAACCAAAGAACTAGAAACTTTAGCAGGTGTTGGTACAAAGATTGCAAAAGTAAAAACTCCTACACCAACTGAGAATCAACCTCGCACGTCAGGTATGGACCCAGAAGAAGTTGCAAAGTTAACCAGTGAAGAAGGCATAAAAGAAACAATGAAGATTGCAAGTAATTTCTTAGGCAGAGCCCTAACCCCTGATGAGTTTGTGCTATTGGCTAGGGTAACGCTTGCTGAATCAACTTCTAATCCGCAGGAAATTGCGCAGGTGGCAGCAGTGATACTAAACAGAGTTAGATCTCCGCAATTCCCAGATGATGTTTATGCTGTGGTGCATCAGAAAGGACAGTTCCAGCCAGTTACAGGTAAGAAAATAAATGGAAAATGGACTGGACCCGAAGGCAGTTTTGCTAGAGGCGGACTGGCACCAAACGAGTTAGCTAGAATTTCAAAAGCACTTACTGATCATCTGCCATCTGCTAACAAACAATGGCTAAACTTTACTGCCGCAAGTTCAGCAGCGTACGGTGTTGGAACCAACATTGGCTTTAGAGATAAGATGCTAGCCCAGGGAGGCAAAGTCATCGGCGGAACCGTTTTTGGAACCGTTACCTAACATGAGCCGGGTAGGGAAACTGCTCATAGCACACCCAAAACTGCCAGTGAGCAGTATTTTTCATAAAAGCGTAATATTCATATACTCTGACTCGCCGCAAGGGGTTACTGGTCTCATGATCAATAAGCCGACTAGATTCACTATGAGTGACCTAGCAGAAACAAGAGGAATTGGATATCCATTAACCAAAGATTACATTAGAGCAGGTGGCCCAGTTAATGAAAAGGCACTACTAATGTTGCACACTGATGATTGGTCTTCGTCAAATACTGTAGATATCTGTAAAGGCTTGCGTATTTCTAGCGACGAGTTTATGCTAGAAAAGTTATCACACGGACATCAGCCCACGTATTGGCGCATGATGGGAGGCATATGTGCTTGGCAACCTGGACAACTAGAAATGGAATTGAAAGGGCAAGCGCCCTACCTTCCTGAAAATAGCTGGTTGACATGCAAGTCAAATGAAGATATAATATTCACATATGATGGAGAAAGACAATGGGAAAGAGCCGTTGACCTCTCCAGCAAACAAATGTTTAATCGATACATCTAATCCAAATCAAACGAAGGAAGTACAAAGTGAGCGACACACTAGTAATCAACGCAGACGGACAGCCAGTGAGCTATCTGCCCCTGAGTGCTGTCCAATGGAAAGAAGCAATCACCTATATGTACCTAGACAAGTGCAATGTGCTTGAATGGTACGATGACTGGGTGGTGCATAGTGCTTCATGGGAGACTCGTGTGCCTGCGGTTATCATGCTTAAAGATTATCTAAGACGCACAAGAGAGCCACGGTTTTCAAAAGGAAATCTATTCTTACGAGATCAGTATCATTGCCTCTATTGCAAAGACAGTGTTACATCTAACACAGGTACAATGGATCATGTATTACCAATCAGTAAGGGTGGTAAGACCAATTGGGAAAACATTGTAACAGCATGCGGTCCTTGTAATGCAAGGAAAGGTAACAGCATGAGCATGCGTCCTGAGTACAAGCCTTACAAGCCTGGATACTATGAACTTGTGCGTAAGCGCAAACAGATGGGATTTGATGTCAAGCACCCTAGCTGGTACCAGTGGCTTGATTTGGAAATGTCTGCTACTTAAACCAGCCTATACGAGCACCAGTGTCTACACGGCGCTGGTGTTCTTCAACACTACCTGGAAACCTCCAAGCCCATACAGCAACCAGTGCCATAAAGCATGCGGTACTTAAGATACCTATAGGCTTCACTCCAGTGAAGTACATGATGACTAAACTAGAACTCATCATAGCTAACATAAAGAATTTCATCTTAGTTGGGAACACACGCTTCTGCCCCCAATTGGTTAGGAACGGTCCAAACAGTTTGTGATTGTAGATCCAACGATGCATACGTTCACTGCCCTTGCTAAAGCAATATGCGGCAAACACTACAAAGATTGAATAGGGCATGCCTGGAGTAACAACTCCTACGTATGCAAGTCCTAGACTAATAAAGCCTAGTATGTTCCAGAATAGTTTACGAATGTTCATCAAATACCTCTTTAAGAGCTTTTACTAAATCATACAGCATTGCATCTGTATGCAATGGTGTAGGGGCAATACGTAGTCGTTCCTGACCTACATCAACTGTTGGATAGTTAATAGGTTGTATGTAGATACCATACTCGTTTAACAATCTATCACTCATAGCTTTACATTTTTTAGCATCGCGTACCATTACAGGTACTATGTGACTACATGCATCATGGTGAATAGGTATATTAGCTTTGTTCAGCAAATACATCAATTGGGACTTAACACTTTGATGTTGTTCTCTAAGTTCGTGATGGTCTTTTAGATACTTGACACTGGCTAGTGCTCCAGCACAGGTAACAGGGCTCATACTTGTTGTAAAGATAAATCCGCTGGCTACAGATCTTACAGCATCAATGACTACACTATCGGCAGCAATATAGCCACCTTGGACTCCAAACGCTTTGCCTAGAGTACCGTTGACTATGTCTACTCTATCTTGCAAGCCCAGTTGTTCTAGCTTGCCACCGCCATGTTCTCCGTAGAGTCCTACTGCATGTACTTCATCGATATATGTCATTGCACCGTAACGATCACAAAGGTTGCAAATGTCAAGCATAGGCGAAACGTCACCATCCATGCTATACACGGACTCAAAAACCACGCAGGGCGTGCCTTTCACGTTCTTTAGCTTCTGCTCCAAGTCGCTCAAATCATTGTGCTGCCAAACCACCTTGTCAGCACCACTGTGTCTAATTCCTTGTATGAGGCTTGCGTGGTTCTTACTATCACTTAGAAACACAATGTCAGGAATGATCTGTTTAAGAGCAACCAACGTCCATTCATTTGCAACATAGGCGGACGTATATAGTAGAGCTCGTTCCTTTTTGTGTAGGCTAGCGAGCTCAAGTTCTAGGGCAACGTGATAGTGACTGGTACCGCCTATGTTGCGTGTACCTCCACTGCCAGCGCCTGTTTGATCTAGAGCAGTATGCATAGCATCAATAACTATTTTATGCTGCCCCATACCTAAGTAATCGTTTGAGCACCAGTTTACAATTTCTTTTATGCTGTACTTTCCATACCAAATTGCTTTGGGAAACTTGCCGCGCTCTCGCAAAATATCGTTGAATACACGATATTTGCCAGAATCTTTTAGATCCTGTATCTTTAGTTCAAAAGGAGTTTTGTTTATCATGTTTGTATTTAACGATAAATATCAATACTAGGAAATATCATGACACTACACGGAATACCAACATTATGAGAGCAACTGAAATAATTAGAAACATTCTAGACATCATTGATGGTATCGATGCTGTTAGTAAACCAATTGAAGCCAGCGTAGAAATACAAGGCAATGCTGACGAAATCCGACGATTTAAACATATTGTAGATCTTACACAAAATGACACAGACGGATGGACAAACTCTCCTAATGAAAAAATTACAGATGTTGATGCTGTGACAGTAGACGCTGGTGGAGGAGTTAACGGTCCTAAACATCCTGCAGATCTAAGAGTAAAAGATCCAAGCATGTATCCTAATCAACAGGAGTTTTAAATGTCAGCAAACGGAATTTCAGAACTAGCAACTAAAGAACTTAGACAGAAAGCCAAACTAAATTTAGCACAGACTAGAAGACAGGCAGGCGGTGACACTTCAGCAAACTACTACAGAGAAAATAATACCTACGATATAGACAATCTTCCCACAAAGTATTCAGGCAATTCAATAGTTGACAATCCTAACGTTGGAGGATTAATCCAGGGACGTCCCTGGATTAACGTTGCAGGTATTACATTTACTCCAGACATTTACTTTTATAACAGAGTTGGCACTAATAATGCTAACGGTTATTTTGGGCTTGACTTTACCCCCACTAACGATGATCTAACATTCTTCGACAATCCTGTAGTTGCTCCTGTGACTGAAACACAAGGCACTATAGTATCATTGAATATCACTTCGCAGCCTCAATACAATTCTATTATGTTGCTAGGATATTTCCTTGCCCCAACAACAGAAACATATACTTTTTTCACCAATACAGACGATGCTAGTTATATGTGGATAGGTCCAGATGCTATCTCAGGATACACTCATACCAACGCAGTTGTACAAAACGGTGGTCTACATGGTACTACTGAACGAAGCGGTACCATCAGCCTGACACAAAATATCTATTATCCAATTAGGATCATGTTCGGTAATAACACTGGACCTGGCACAATGGTTGTGAGTTATTCTACACCTACTATTACTAAAACATCAACATGGACGGGTAGAATATTTCATAACTCGGCTACTAACGGACATTAATCAATGGCCAATGATCCAAACAACCCCTACCGTCCTTTAAACACTACCAATTACGATCATCCTAGAGATCCTAATTTAAACGATCTCCATAGTTCGATGGAGTACAATGCCATTGGGCAACCTGTGCTTCGTGCCAACGTTAACTTGGTAGGTTCAGGCGAAGGTTCTGGAGTTAGTTCCAGCATAGACAGCAAGGGTCGTCTCAAAGTTCAGACACAGCAAACTCTATTTTTCAACACATTCCAGTATGGTAAAGAAACTGATGTATGGGATGAGAGCGTAGTCAACGGAGCCTCCGCAGTATTTGACACTTCATTCAGTCAAGTGCGTATGCAGGTGACAAATCAAACGGGATCCAAGGTCATACGACAGACTTGCAACGTTCAACGTTATACTCCAGGTCGTACACAGAGTGTGGCATTCGCTGTTAGATTAGCCACACCAACAACTGGCATTCGTCGTAGGTTTGGTATGTTTGATGGCAATGACGGATTTTTCTTTGAAGACTGTGGAACTGTTGATCCTGACACGGGCGAGCCACAGTATGCCTGTGTGATTATCAACAGTGATGGTGCCACACCCACAGTGGAAAGAATATATCGCAAAGACTGGAACGGCGATAAACTTGATGGTAATGGTCCCAGTGGTCTCACAGCAAATCCTCTAGCACAGCAGTTGGTCATGATGGACTACGAATGGTACGGTGCTGGACAGGTATCCTTTATGTTTGTGATGAACGGCTTGCCCAGAGTTATACACACTTTTAACCATGGTAACAGACTACAGATGCCTTGGGCAAAAACTCCATTCTTGCCCATCAGACTGGAGATAGAAAATCTCACTGGAGCCGCAGGCACACACTATCTATGGCAAGGATCCAACAGTATTCTAGCAGAAGGTAGTGTTGAAAAACTAGGCATCGCTGAAAGCATACTAACACCGTTGAATGGCATCAACATGCCCGATTCCAACACATTCTATCCCATAGTCAGTATTAGAATAAAAAGCACAGCATTGACGGGCATTGTGTTGCCTACCTACTTCCAAGCAGGCACATTAGACAACACTGACATTTACTTTAAACTGATTCGCAATGCCACAGTGAATGGCACGTGGGTGAACCATCCAGATCCCAATGCCTTCACACAGTACAACTATACTTCAACAGGTGCTATCACAGACGGTGTTGAACTGTCAGCAGGTATTATTACCTCAGGTGCGGGTGCTGGACAGATTAGAGTGGACACTGACACAGTTTATCAACTTGGGCGAAGTAGTTTAGGCACAGTCAGCGACACCTTAACTTTAGCCATTGCTGCCAAAAATGCCAACAAGAATGCTGTGGCCACAATGACTTGGATTGAACAGAGATGATGTACAGAAAATATATCAACATAGTAGAAGCAGCCAACAAAGGCTGTCCCATAGCCACATACGACATTGATGTTAACCTAAAGAATCGTCAGAAGGCTATAGACGAATATCACTACGGGCCTGCTAATCCTGATGAACCAGAATCATATTGGAAGGATGCTGCCAAGCGTTGGAACATCACAGAAAAGACTGCTAGGACCATGAAGTGCGGTAACTGTGCGGCCTTTGATGTCAGTGACAAAATGTGGTCCTGTATTGAAGATGGTATCAAAGGCGACAGCAAAGAAACTGATGCCATGGCCACAATACACAAAGCAGACTTAGGATATTGTAATTTTTTACATTTTAAATGTGCTGGCACACGTAGTTGTACAGCATGGGTCACAGGAGGAGCGATAGATGACACCAACAGAACAGAATGAATTTATATGTAATCACTGTAGACATACCGCACACTGCGGACACAGTTGTCTAGACGAAAGTTGTGACCACTGCTCAGAATGTGCCTGTGTACATTGTCAAGCAGAATCTGCTAGAGAAGAGTAGTGTTTCGTAGACATCAAGTTACGTTGATGTCAAATCCTGTTTGTAACAAGAGGGTAGAAATATTAGAATCTACAGATTTTAGATACTATGACAAAGATGGATTTGAACTTAATCTAGCAGAGCAGAAGTTTTACGCTGTTATGGACTACCCTATAACACACAAGATCTTAAATCATAATTGCTGGCAAGAACCTTGGTTTGAATTAGAACAGAGTAATCTAGGATTAATATTAGATCACAGTATGTTCCTTTGTCGCTGTAGTTATGAAAAAGATGCCTTGGAACAATTAAAAGAATTACAAATAAAAATACCCACTGCAGAGTTGTTAATCAAAACTAAAAGAAAATGGGGATTTGATTTTGCCTTAGATGCTGTTGCCACTGATGGCACAGTCTACGAAGTCCTACATGTTGAGTACGATCATCACGATTATGAACATTTTAAAAATCGAATGATAGATTTTGAATGGGTAGTGCGTCATAAAGATTGGCAAGATGCTGCTCGTAAAGTTTGGGACAACAAAGATCAATGGCAAAATTTAACCGGATTCGAACAGAATGACTGGAAAGCCAAGTTTTTATTAGGGTGGACAAAAGCTGAGTATACTGAAAAGACAGTATAAATACTCATATTAAAAAGGTCCTGTAAATGAAAAAACTACTACTATTATTACTGGCTGTGCCTATGCTAGCATTTGCACAGAAAGCACCCAAAGGCGTTACCTATGACGCACAAATTTTACGAGTGAGCGACGGCGATACTATTGTTATCGCCGCTCCCTTTTTACCACAGCCGCTTAAACCTGAGCTTGCCGTTAGAATCTACGGTGTCGATACTCCCGAAAAAGGACACAGAGCCCAGTGCCCTTCTGAAGCTCAAAGAGGAGAAGCAGCATCTGCCTTTACCAAAAATCTCGTGTCAAAGGGACAACAATTTCAAGTTGTCCTGTATGGTTGGGATAAGTTTGGGGGTAGAGTTTTAGGCGATGTATTTGTTAATGGACAGAGTGTCCGTCAGGGACTGATCGCTAATGGCTTTGCTAGAGAATACTTTGGCGAAGCAAAACAATCATGGTGTAATTAAAATGCGTTTAGAAAGCTGTCAATTATTTGCTCAATTACTAGAAGGCTACGTAGACGAAGCCAGTACTTCAATTAGTCTTATTTCTGGTCAACCCGGTGGTAAAGAAGTAATACAAAAACTTCACCAAGGCATGAAACTAGCACACGATCAAGATTATCGAAAAGTAGAAAAAATTTCTTGGAGCGAGCTCAAGGATAGCTATCGTGGTGCGTGGGTTATTATCCAGGGAGACAAAGGTACACAGTCGTGGCGGCAACATTTTAGATTTCCTTAAAGGTGAAATTGGTAAACTACAGAAATTTTATGTAGGACAAAATACCACAGCAGTATCAGACAAACAAAGAAAAAGAGCAGACAACCAAAAAGGTACCAGTTCCGAAGTCACTGTAGACTCACTGACTAGGAAGTTTAAGCCTTTATGGGTACGTGCCATCACAGCAGCTATCGCAGATATCAAAGGACATATTTCTAACCAAATTAAAAATGATGCGTTTGATAAAGCAGAAAAAAAATTAAGCCAAGTTAAAAATCTACAGAACGCTATAGAAAACCTTGAAGGTGGTAGCACAGGCGATGTACCGCCAGCAGTATCTACAGCAATTAACACAGCGGTATTGATGGCTGCTAGTCATCACTATCCAGAACAAACAGGCAACATTACTAGAGGATACAATCGTGGCTTCCAAGCAGAGCGTTCGGAAGGACCAGCACAACTATTAAAAGACATTGCCGCAGGTGACCAAAAGAAACTAGGCACAGTTCTTGGATTCTTTAAAAGGACTTTGATATCAGGATGAAATTAGATCAAATCATAACAGAAGCAAATATAGCAGCCAAACTCAAAGATCCTAAGATGATAAAGATGCTGGAAATTGCCATGCGGCATGATAGCTCTTTGCCTAAAAATAAAGTAGCTGCTCTAGGTTCTGCTGCGTTCGGTGGCGAAAAGGATCCTGCCAAACAAGCTGATAATACTCAAAAAATTGTTAAGCTCTGGAGCGACCTATTAGACGACAGCCTACGATCAACGGACTACGGTGATCTTTCAGCAGACGGTAAGTTCGATGACTGGCTTACACGACTGTATGCCAATGGTGTAGTAGACTATGAAGATATCAACGGCGAGGGCGGTGATGCTCTAGGTGCGTGGAAAGCTCTAAGCATACGAGGTAAACTCAAAGAACCACATCAAGACTTTAATCGTTTTAAAAATCTACGCCAGATACAACAAATTGTTCAAAGTCGTGACTATAGAGAAGAACTTCGACGTATCAAAGATGCTGAAGTTATTGAAAAACATAAGCGTGAAAAGAAAGAGACAACCTTAATTGATGACGATCGTTTTTTAATAACATTGCCTTATAACTATGGTGCCTGTTATAACTTTAATAATGCTGTGGGATTTAATGCCAGTTTCTGTACAGGCTCTAGTTCTGGACAGCGTTGGTTTGAACGATATGCTCCAGAAGGCCCAATTATTTCAATTTTTGATAAACAGAATCAAGAAGACGAAAACGGTAAGTGGCAGATGCATGCCCCAACTGGTCAGATGAATAACGGTAATCAAAGTATGTCGTATAGCAGAGGCGATCAAAAATTTGCCGAATTATATCCTGGCTTAATGAAAAAGATTATCAAAGCTATACAAAGCAAAGCTGAAGAAATTAAAAAGAATTCAACAGACATTGTCCGCGATGGATATGATGTTGCTAAAGCCATTGCTGACATCAAAGATCGTTTACCTTATTCATACGCTTCGGAGGAAAAGGAAGCAGAACCTGAAGCAGGCAGTGATAACGGCCCAGGTACATATTTGGTAACACATACCCCGTCAGGAAGATCTGCTCGTATTCCAGCCGAAAGTAGAGAAGATGCTATTGCTCAATTACAGGCAAGACATGCTAATATCAACCTCGATGATTTTACAATCGAAAAAGAAGCTGAACCACAGGCATAATTTATGACTCCTGTTACTATCAAGGAGTTAGAATTATCCCAAACTTACGTTTGGTCTAGTATTGATAAAGAACGAGATTATACAGAACGCATGGATCCTATCTATGCTAAACTTCTCTGTGCTTATGAAAATTGCGGCGATGTTACCGTATTTGATCAAAACAAAATCCTAATAGCCGACCTATGGAATAAAGAAAAATCCGTAGTTCCTAAAAATGAATTCCTCTATAGACTAGAAAAAATACTAATGCTTTACGAGCATTGGCATAGGACTAATAAATGGTTAACACCGTTAGTAGCTGTAAATGAAGGCGAAAGGTATAGAATACACCCAGGAAGAGATAGATGGTATATTATGAATCATTTAAAAGTTCCTAGGTATCAATTCTTAATTATTTCCCAAGTTAACTATCAAACACTAAATCAAATATCAGGACTCTGGCCTGACAAGCGTCAATTAACAATCAGAGGTAAAGAAGTAGCTAACATCTTCCATAACTATGATAAATCAGAAGTATACCAATATCAGCGTATATCTTCTTGGTTAAACTCCGGAATGACCTTTAAAGATTTTGCTAGATCTACACCTAGACAACGATCTATAGCAGCTATGGTCAATAAGAAAGGACCCTAAGGTCCTTTCTCTTTACTTACTATAATCTAATAATCCGCTATGCGGTAATATATTCAACTTTTAATAATTATTTTTTAACACCACTGGCTTGATTAACAAAACCGTACATCTTTTCTGCTGTTTCTAGAACTTTGTCTAGACCTGGAAACTCAGGCATACCAACTGTAGTGACGATCTGACCAGTCTTCTCATCACGTTTGGCAGTCATTTCCCAACCTTGGAACTTTGAGTGGAACTCATCGCTTAACATGCCCTTGGCCATGTCCAAGATGTCTGTACGGATTTCGTAGCCGTTTTTGTTGAATTTAACTTCTGGTAGTTTTGGTGTTTCGAATTGTGACATATTTTTCTCCTTTGTGTGTGTATGTCTTATTTGGCTTCTTTTTCTACTTTGTAGGGAGCCTGTGAAGCCTGCTCCGTCTTTGGAAACAGATATTTACTAACTGATTCCACAGAATACTTAGCCATGTCAATGGTGTTATTTACAGCCATCTTGGCAAATTGTGTTTGTGAATCGATATATGCATGTGCTGCTTTGTTTAAAGCAGGATCTTTGAAAATTTGATCAGTGATGATCTTTTTTGTATTTTGAAAAGATTCGATATAAAAAACTGGTGAAAACATAACTCCTCCTTGTGTGTTTGTGTATGTATTATTATATATGCCTAAGGGATATAAATCAAGAGTAAACACGATTTATTCTGCCATTATGCGTCTGGCTGCTTCGTGATTACCCATGCGAGCAAAGTGACTCGCAGCACGAGCTCTGCCAAATGAGTCCATTACAGACCAGATATAGTTGATAAACGATTTCATAGTATTTTTCCTTGTATGGTTTTTTGTTCGAACTCTTTGGTAAAGTGTTCTACATCTACGGCGTTTTGTGGGTGTCGGGATGATATGTAGCGGTCTAAATCGCTTTGGTAGCTTTGTTTAGGGAACATTTCAGCAAGGCGTTCTAATATTCCTAACATTTTGATGCTTATTGATTTCATTTTTTGTCCTCTGTAAGTGTGTGTAGAATCAGTGTTTCTACTGAGATATTTATACTAATCGTTGTGCGATCGCACATTTACGAAATTAGAAATAGATTATATAATAGGTTAAATATATCATAGGATAATTAATATTATGAAATTAAGCACACGGTCGATCCTCCAAGAACTTAATCAAGTTGCTTCTGTTAGGAACGCTGACGCTGTTATTGAAAGCAGAGCTACAAATATCATAAATTCTGCTATCAATCTAATAGAGTCTATGAAAAAGCAGTATGATCCTGAAGTAGCAGACGAGCTAGAGCGTAGATTACTCAACGCTATCCGCGGACAGGACCCTGCTAAATTTACCAGAGGCATACGTAAAATTGCCGAATCACGAAAATCTAAAAGAAAATTGAATGAGAGCACAGATGATTGATTTATTTGAAGGCGGCAATGTATTTAAAACAGCCGATAAAACACCCATAACTCAACGAATAGCTACTAAGGATGTAGCAGGCACTGTTGACTTTCTAGAAAAAGTCACAGGACTAGACTTTACTAAAGAAATAGATCCGGATGATAAAAAACCTGTAAAATGGTTAGGCACTACAGGACGCAAAGAAGATCAGACGGTACATTTGAATTAAACAGTTCAGGCGACCTCGATCTAAGTGTTGACGCAAGAGAAATCAGCAAAGAAGAACTAATAGCAAAACTAGTAGATTGGTGTAGAACAAATGGCGTAGACGAAAAGGATATCTTTAATCAAGGCACAAAGAAAAACGACGGTTGGATTAAAGATGCTGGCGACAATGTACATTTTAGAACACCTATACTAGGCGATCAAACTAACGGGTTTGGACAAACTGATTTCATGCTAACCGTAAACCCTAAATTCCAACAGGGTTCTATGCGTGGTGGTAGTGGAATTTATCGCGGTGAACACAGAGCTATCGTGTTAAGTAGTATTGCTCGTGCTAGAGGATTTAAATATAGTCCTAAATTTGGTCTACTCCACGGTGACACAAATGAACCTGT